ACTAAGGAGACTTCCCGGTTTAGAATGTTACACAACTTCGGTATTTTTTTAATCAAAATGGTTAAAAATCACGGAGAGGTGTATACAGTCAAATACCTTAAAGCTTCACAGCTATGTATTCAAAAGAAGTTAGCAGGGCAACCTTTCAAATCTCTTAGAGAGGTTGAGCCTGACTATAGCTTTCCTCGTTTATCAAAGTCCGGTTTACCTGCCATAATACGACGGCAGGATCGGACTGCAATATGTAATGATAGTTTACGTATAATTAGAATGTGACTTTCTATATTTTCTTTATATAGAATTGTCAAAATTCCTTTTACACCTAAACTGTCTACTATTACTGATAAATTTGATGGATCCAATATCGTTTTAGACGATTTCAATAGATGACTTACTATAAATAGTAAACAACTTTTGTTGAGATTTTCTAAATACGATATTGAGGACTTGAAGGTTACTAAAGTTTTACCTTTAGTTAAATCTTCTCCTCTAGGATCCCGGAGCTATACTCATTTAATTGATGCTTATAGATCTTTAAAGAATAATGAAATTATTTTTAAAGATATATTGAGCTATATTAAACTGACTAATTCTAAAAACCTTTCCACTCTTTTTAGAAATATAGAATTTATTCTAAATTTCATAAAGTTTAGAGGTTGACTTAAAGACAACGAATTTGGTCCTTTAGGGAAACTCTCATTTAAAGAGGAAGCAGCAGGTAAATTACGGGTATTTGCAATGGTTGATATTATTACTCAATCACTCTTTTATCCTTTACATCTAAAGCTTTTCTCTTTATTTAAGTCTCTTCCTAATGATTGTACTCATGATCAAGCAAAGGGTTTCCGTTATGCTCAAGCATTATCACTTAAGTATAATAGGTCCTTTGGTTTTGATCTTAGTGCTGCCACAGATAGATTACCCATATCTTCTCAGAAAGCTATATTAAATAGTCTTTTTGGAATAGGAGATTTGTGGGGGAATATCTTAGTTAATCGAGATTATATTATCTCTAAGAATAACTATTCTATTCCTTTACAGTCTCTTAGATATGAAGTTGGTCAACCTATGGGAGCATTATCTTCGTGAGCAATGCTAAATCTTACTCATCATATGATGATTCAATTTTTAGCCCAGTCATTGGGAAAATGTTCCAAAAAAGATTGATATGACCAATACATTGTCCTAGGGGATGATCTTGTACTTTTTGACCCAGATATAGCCTTCCGCTACCAATCATTTTGTCAACAATTGGGAGTGAAGATAAACTTATCTAAGTCAGTTATAGCGGTTAATCGACCCGTTTTAGAGTTTGCCAAACGAACTTCTCTGAAAGGAGAAGATGTTTCCGCTTTATCTTTCAAAGAGTTACTATCCTCGGATAGTTTCTTTGGTAGATTAGCAGTTACTACTCGTTTGATAAATAATAAATGGGGTAAAGATTTGTACAAACTATTAATGATTGGTAATAGAAGATCTCGGGATAAAACCGTTGATCGAATATACCCATTAGTAGGTTTTAGTACACAACTATTTCAAGCAGGGATTATCTCTATGGGTGATGTACTATCTTTAATTACAGATAAGAGTAAACCTTTAAGTTTCTTTGGTAGAAACATTAATTGAATGACTCCTAACCTAATAAGTAAAGTGGTCTTGAACTACTTGAAAACTGGGAAATGAGACATTACTCTTATCTCGAAAAGAGATAGATTCTTTGCCTCTACGAATATTATGACTTTTAAACTTATTATCATTCATAGAATTATAAACTCTATAAATAGAATTAATAAGTTGAATCAAGTTCATAATAGAATAAATATTTTGGATCATTTGTTATCGTCTAATGAACTAGAAATATATTATCAAGGATTAGTCCAAAATAATATATCTTTAGAGTTAGATAAAAAACTGACTGAGAGGTCTTATTTCGGTTCTGATAGTTTTAAAATATTTAAAACTAAGTTCCTTAATATATCCTCTTTTGCCAATATCTTTTTTGGTAAAGATAATTCGTATCCTGACCTTAGTCTATTAAGACATGGTCTAGATATTGACACGAGTTATGATACCAATCGAAGACTATGACATACAAAATATGATCTTCTATATCTCAACGATTTTATGGAAAACAAGTCTAAGTTCCTAAAGTCTAAAAAGTTTTTAGATTTAGAATTAGACATGCTTCTTAAACATCATACTGAGTTATTATCATTACAGGCTGATCTCTTATTTACAGATCTTAAGACTGATTTACAGAAAGAGCGATTAGATAATCCTCTTAAGGTTCTTGATTTCATTAAAGAAATTAAGGATCCTCAGTATTCTCAGAATTTTGAATTTGTAAAGTTTGAGAATCAAATATTTGATTCGGAAGCTTTTAATGAAGTAACTAGAGGCTTTAAGCCTAAGTTTGACTTCGTTCGAAAACCGGAAATCAAGATCACTTTTAAATAGTGC